CAGATCCTTTCCGTGGATACGCAAAGCGAAGTAATAACAATACGTCCGATACCAACACGTTCATAGCTGATGTCTGGGCTACCTTAGATAGTGCAGGTAACCTGCTCATCAAGAAGCACAAGGACTATGGCCCAACTAACATCAGTCTGTCTCCAGGTGGACCGCTCAATGGTCTGCGTGTGCGTATGCACGATAAGACTGCACGCATCAACCACTTGATTGATAGCGGTGCAACACCAGAGAACGAATCATTACGAGATAGCTTCATTGATCTACTGAACTATAGTGCTATCGCACTGATGGTCTTAGATGGTAAGTGGCCTCGTGACTGAATTACACCCAGTAATCTATGACTTGGTGCCTAGTGTTGCTAACACTATTCATCGTAGGTATAAAGCCTATGTTGAAAAGGATGACATCAAGCAAGAGTTAATGGCTTGGGCTATGACTAGATCTGACGATCACACAATTGATCTAATGGAACCTATCGAAGATAGGCGCAAGCATAACGAGCAACGCATAGCGTGGCAGATGAGACGTGTAGCAGAACGCTATGCTCGCAAGGAGAAGGCTGCCAAGTCTGGCTATCAGACTAATGATGAAGCCTACTACGAGTCAGCTACGCTTGGTCAGTTGCTACCCTTTGTTATTGCATCAGTCATAGATGGCACAGTATTAGAGCAAGCACAAGAGATGATTAGAGATGGGCAACCTAAAGGTTCATCATCTCCAGCAGAAGGTGGCAACCTACTTGCTAACCTCATTGACATCAAGCGTGGCTTTCTTAAACTAGAGCAAGAAGATCAGGCTATCTTACGTATGCGCCATCACGAGAGCTTTACCCTGCAACAGATAGCACAGGTATTAGAGTGCGCTATCTCTACTGCAGATCGTAGATGCGCTCAGTCTTTGCGTAGGTTGCAGGATAATCTTGGCGGGGTTAGTCCCTGGCAATGAATGAAGAGTTATTATTTACCTTCTTGCGTGAGAGTTTATACCCAGACTTAGTAAAGTCTGAAGGCATCTTCGATGCTTACGATTGTATCTCTAGGCAAGCAGGTCACTACATAGAGTTAAAGTGCAGGGCTACCCACTATCCTACGCTACTGATTGAAGAGATGAAGTATCGCAAGCTCATCACACAAGCAGCAGAGCGTGATCTTGTCCCCTACTACATCAACTCTACCCCTGCTGGTATCTTCTCCTTTGACCTATTGGATTTACCAGAGCCAGTATGGTTTAATCACCAGATGCCAGCGACTACAGAGTTTGACAGGCTTGATAAGGTTGAGAAGTTAGTAGGTTATCTACCCATAGAGGAAGCGGTGCAGCTCTAATGCAGTATGACTATCGTTGCACAGAGTGCAATGCAGAATTAACTATTGAAAGATCTATCCACGAGGACCCACGTGAACCCTCTTGCTTTGATTGTCACGTCCCGATGATACGTAAGTGGGACTCTCCCGCAATTACCTTTAAGGGTAAAGGATTTTACTCTACGGGTGGATAGTGTTACTATTAGATCACGAGGTAGCAAATCGCTATTGAGTGCTAGCAAGAAGCCCCCGCCAGTTATGGCGAGGGCTTTTTGTTTGCTAAGGAAAAGGGTTAGGAAACCTTAGCCACATCTACTATGCCTTGCACGATCCACTCTACCACAGGTACTGCAACTGCATTACCTATCTGGCGATAGCGCGTTGAGTCAGCCGCACCTTCAGTCCAGTTATCAGGGAAGCCTTGTAGTCTTTCACACTCAATAGGCGTAAGCCTTCTTACTGGTGTCTGTTCATTGATAACATAAGGCACACGAGCACCACCTGTTCCCCAGTATGTAGCTACTGTCGGAGAATACTTCTCATACAAGCGAGTATCATCTACTCGCGTAGCTTCGAAGATCAAGACAGTTGCTCTCACTTCTGCGGTATTATCAAAGGCGTTCAATGTAGGACACACTCCACCCTCAATCCAAGTTTCGTGATCTTCATTGTGTTGCGCTCTCCTGCTCTTGACGTACCACATACTCAAATGCTTTCTGTAATTGGTTCGGTAGTAGTTTGCCGTTCCTGTTGCTCCTGCGGAGCACTCCCTCTGCGGCCTTGACTGTTAAATAGTATTTCTGCTGGACTGGTTGAGTCTGAACCACGTCTGCCAACGATGAATACACGCTTCCTTCGCTGGGGTACTCCAAAGTATTGAGCATCAAGCACACGCCACCCGACAGAATACCCGAGGTCGGCCATCGTCCCGATGACGACTCCAAAATCTGCTCCTTTGTTACTGGATAACAAACCAGGGACGTTTTCGATGATGAAGTATTCGCTTTGCGTTTCTTCCACAAGTCTTGCAATCTCCCAGAATAACCCGCTTCTTGCGCCAGCAAGGCCAGCCCTTTTGCCAGCGACACTGAGGTCTTGGCAGGGAAATCCTCCTGTAATAATTCCTGTGCTTGGTGTAAATCCTGCATTGATTAAGTCCTCTCCCTTAACTGTAGTTACATCTGTAAATTGTGTTGCATCAGGGAAGTGCTTTGCCAATACCTCATTGCACTTCTTATCTATCTCAACCGAAGCTACGACCTTTACTCCTTGTCGTTGCATAGCAAGATCAAAGCCACCTACTCCAGCAAAGAGGGATACACCGGTCAGCACTTAGTACCAGCCTCGTCTGTCACTATGGCCGAGAGCGCGACACGCACTCCCTCCGTAGCGATGACTAAGGTATCGTAGGCCGTGAAGGATTTGTAATTCAGGCTCTCCACTACGCTCTCTAAGGAGCTGAGCAATTCCAAAAGCCGAGCTTCTTGGTTTGCCCGAAGCGTCTCTTGGGCGAGCAAGGTGGTCGAACCTGGACTCACGGGTCCATAGGGTGACAAGACACTCTCTCTCTCGCTTGTCGTATCCGAGTGCTCTTGCGAAACTAACTGTAAGTGCCTTGTTTTCACGCTTCTCCTCCATTGTTGCCTTCGTTCGCTCCTGCATTACTGGTATGTGCAAGGTCGTTTGCTCCGTTGGCTCGTGTGTGAACGCCCAAAGAAAGAACAGTAGTGCCGTCAATGCTAATCCAATTTTTACCTTGCTTCTCATCTTCTATCTTCTCCATTTCGAGCAATTGCTTATAGGTATCAGGGTATAGATGAGCAAGGCGCACCAATGCGCGGTCTCTCGCCCGTCTGTAATTACGATCTCTGATCGCTTTGCGTGCAGCTGTTTGCGTTCTGCGGCTAGCCTCATCAGTCATTGAGTTTGTCCTCCCACACTATCAAGGCGTATGCTACCAGCATCACCGCGAGCACACCTAATACATACATCATACTTTCACCCTTTCATACCTCGTCATAACAGATACCACATAACAACCAAGCGTGGACTTCCACAAGCTCAGACTCTGGTGTCTGAGTTTCACATCTACTGCACTGAATAGTATCCTCCGTCATAGGCTCGCAGCCCTTACTATTTCGGTGATGTCTATGGTCTGCCCTACTAAGTGAGCGTCCTCCTCATCACTATCCCAGGCAGATACCAGCACTCTACTGCCACTAGGTGCAAGGCTTAGCCATTGGATACAATGCTCAGCATTAGCCCCGCCCCACTCGTTCTCTCCTTCAGGCGTAAGCACCTCATAAAATAGGATCAACTCAGATTTTTTAGGGTGTATCGTGTATAGGTTGGGATAGTGCGCCTTAGTAATAAACTCTCTACTCATCACTCTCCTCCTCGAACCCGAATAGCTGCGACAGGGCAGAATTAGCCCGTCTTAGGTTAGCGATAGCCCTTGCTATCTCCTCCTGCTGCAAGTCCTTCTCTGCCTCGTTGATACATAGATCGAACTTAGCTTCTAAGTATTCTCTATTCATTATCGTCCCCTTTCATTGAGCAAACCTGACATTGTTGGTACTCCCACTCTCTACTGAACCGGTCTTTTGTTTGCTTACAGGTTATGCACTTACTCATTGTCCTCTCCTTCATACCCTGTTCCGTCATCTCCGTTTTCTTGCCTATCCTCTACCCACTCTTTTAGATTACTCATTACGCTACCTCCTCTAGTTTAGTCTGACACTTAGAGCAATAGACATCTTGCCCTTCCCAATAACCCGAACGACCACAATGCCACCACGACACATCACTATCTTCTTTCATCTCCCACTTACTCATTATCTTCTCCTTCTGTTGGAAATACGCGACCCTTAAAGTCGCTGCTGATTATCTTGATGTCGTCCTCACCGGTGGATAGTTTCTCCCAATCCCACCAACGCGGATCTCCGTCATAGGTATCTATCTCTAGTGTTACTAGGTATTTATCTTTCATAGGTCTGCCCTCGCCATTAACCACTCATCAGCTAAATGCAAGGTAATAGCCTTACCGGCCTCTCCCATAGCTGCCATTAAAGTACCGGCTACACCGGCACTCTCAATTATGCAATTACCTCTAGTGTCTAGTAAATCTACTATCCACGCTCTTTCACTCTCGCTCTGTAAATCCTCAAATTCTCGGATACTTATGCGATAGATAGTCTCGCTTAATTCGATCATTGCGCTACCTCCTTGATCCTTTTGAGGAAATCAGAATAGGTTTCTTTCACATAGTATTCACAACTCTTTTTGTGTTGGTCGTACCTGTATTGGTCACAGTTCACACAGTTATTGTTAATGTCATAGAACATCTAGTTCTACCTCCTCATCATCTAGTATCAAGGTAACAGTTATGTCATTGATAATCGTCTCATCTATCTTGCCGATCTCGTCCTCTATGTTGTTCATACCCTTAACCGAAGCCCGTCCATAAGCCTCATCACTTAGGTTGCCCGTGGTGTCGTCAAGCTCTAGGGATACATTGGTGGTGATCGTTAGGTAATCGGTTACGAAAGTAACGCGGTAGTCGTAGTTCATACCGCTACCTCCATTTCGCTAGGGATAGCGGGGCAGAATTCCCACCTACCGCTTGCCTCATCTAATGAGTAATCTAGTGAGCGTTGTCCGTTGTCGAAATTCTCCGCCCACTCTGGCCATTGCACCCACTCTCCCTGTTCATCATAAAAACGAACCTCGTAACCATTGTGTTCGTCATACTCTAGTTCTGCCTTGTAGGTCTTGCCCTCGTGTTCGATCTCTAGGGTCTTGTGAAAACCTGTGATCTCGTTATCTAGTGTGCGTACTTTCATTTATTCTCTCCCTTTCCCGTCCATTAGATCGCATTTAACATCAGGGAACTCGTGTTCTGCCTTACATAGTGAACATAAGCCGTACCCGATAGAGTCAATAGCCTCTTTTAGTGTCTTAAATACTGTCATTACTTTCCCTCTCTCTCGTGTGTGCAACAGGTATTACAGTTACCGCAATCTCCGCAGCGGTTATCACGGCTTGATAGATCGTAAGAGTTAGCGCACTTATCGCACTCTCCCTCTTGCTCATCTAGTAGTTGCCTTACCTGATCGCAGATCTCATCAGACCCGCAGCTCTGCCAATACTCTGCCCGTTCTGCCTCTTTAACCGCCTCTAACCATAGATCATCACTTATCGTGATCCCCTTTTCGCTATCGAAAGAGGTTTCGGCAAACTCTTTATCCCAAAAGGCTACAAGCAATACATCATCAGGCTTGTAGTCTTTTAACTGTTCGATTAACTGTGACACTTTCATTACTTACCCTCTCCCTCTAGTGCGATCTTAAATTGTGCCTTAGCCTCGCGTAGCGTGTAGCCGTAATAAGTGCGGGTAAATAGATACTCTCCCGCGCCTGTGCCTACTAGGTCAGACAGGACATAAGCCCCGTTGCTTTTTACTTTCTCTACTGTCACTTAACTTTCTCCCTTTTTTGTAAACAGGGCAAACGCCCTTGTTTATCTGCCTCGGCTAGAGGCAGACCACCGCCCACCACCCGACAGGGTGGGCGATAGCCCGCTGCTAGAGCTGAACGCACTCAGACATTGATCCCCAACACCAACCAAAAAGCTCTGCTTTTGATGAGTCAATCCCTACCCACCAGAGGCAAGAAGAGACCAGAACCAGACCCCAAACCACCAGAACCGAGGCAATACCGAGGACAAACCAACCGCGAGGCGTGATGTTTCGCATTAGTTCGCCAATCTGCGGGAGAGAGTCACGAGAGACTCAATCAGGGTCAGGGCTTTTTCACTGTGTCCGCCTATGTGGTACGAGATTGCCTCATCATCTGCGGGCGTTCCTAGTTCGTAGCGTTTCCAATCGTAGACAGTCGCCACAGTTGAGCCGAGGCGAACGCCCCACTCAATAGTTATTTTCCCGCCCTCCTCGTAGGTCATTGGTTCACCCAATAC